GTCTCTTCCTGAAATTGGAAAAGAAGTGCAAACTGATTTATTTGAAATGTTTGGTTTATCTTAATATGCATTACTCTGAAAAATTATTTGAGTCTTTAACAACTAAAGAATTGCATTCAACTTTGGACAGTATTGCTGACAACGACTGGTATGTTGAAGATTTTTCTCGCACTCAAATGTTGAAAGATTTTCTATTCATGCTTGAAATTTATGATCTCGTATTTGTCGCTGCTGATGAAAGGATCTTACTTACTAGCAGTGGAAGAAAAACACTGCTTTATTTAAATGATCTGTTGATCTAAGTTTGTATTTTAGTAAACTATATAGGAATGAGTAACACAACAAACCCACTAACAGTATTTCTAGACAATATTGGTCGAACCATTATTGGAAAGACTCTTAAACAAGATGATACTACAGTCACGATTGAAAATCCTGCACTAGTTCATATTCAAGCTAACCCTCAAACTAATCAACTTCAGCTTCAAATTCTTCCTTTATTTTTTAAGGAATTTCAACTGGATAAAGATCAAGCAACGGTTTGGAATTTTAAAACAGCAAATATTACTGTTTCTGAAACAATTCAGCTTGCTCCGCAATTTGTTGCTCAGTATGAACAAATGTTTCAAACTACTCCTCCAGCTGCAGAACCCAAAGTAGTAAAACTATTTGATGAAGAATAATTTGTCAACTTAACACGTTTAAATTTAACGCGTTTGAAAGGGAGCTCAAAAGGCTCCCTTTTTTTGTTGATTTTCTCATATAAAAGAAGACAATAAATCTTGATATGAAAGAACTTAAAAACATTTTTGGTGACGTAGATAAAATGAATCCTGATGGAGGTATGCTTGACGATAGCTGCATTTCCACTCCATCCGATTGGATTGATACTGGATCTAAAGCATTAAACGCCATTATTTCCGGTTCCTTATACAAGGGAATTCCTTGTGGTCGCATTACAGGATTTGCTGGTCCTTCTGGTGCTGGAAAAACCCTTATTATTAACAAGGTGCTAGCTAATGCTCAAAAGAAAGGGTACATTGCTGTTATTTGGGATTCAGAAGTTGCGGTAGATAAAGACAGCGCTCGAAATGTTGGAATGGATCTTAAAAAAACAAAATATTATCCCGTAGAAACTATTGAGGAATGTCGCAATCAAATTAGTACTTTTTTGGATGCTGTTATTGCAGCTAATGATCCTAAATTGAAATTTATTATCTCAATTGATTCTCTTGGTAATCTTCCTTCTTCTAAAGAAATTGAAGATGCCCTTAAAGGTATAGATGCTGCAGATGTTGGTCAGAGAGCTAAAGCTACCAAGATCATGATGCGCTCTATCACTTATAAAGCTGCAAAAGCAGGAGTTCCTATTCTATTTTCAAATCACATTTATGAAGGAATGGAAATGTTTCCGAGTCTAATTAAAAACCAGGCAGGAGGTAAAGGTCCAATTTATCTTGCTTCTGTTCTTGTTCAGCTTTCTACTCGCAATGAAAAGGCGTCTGAGAATCCTGACGAAGACAACATTGCAATTTCAAATAATGTGTCTGGAGTAACAATGAGTGCTATGACAGTTAAGAACCGTGTTGTTCCTCCGTTCTTGAAGACTGAATTGTATCTCAACTTCAAGACCGGACTAGATGTTAATACGGGATTGTTTGATCTTGCTCTAGCTCTTGGAGTAATTGAGCAGGCTGGTAAGACCTATCAGTTCAATGGAGAGAGTGTGGGATACAGAAAAAATATCGAAAAAGATCCAATTTTTTGGGATAAAGTTTGTCCTCTTCTTGAACAAAAACTTTCAGAAGAACTTCGTTATGGGGCAGTCGATTCTAATGAAGATTTGAAGGAAGATGAATCCGAATAATGAGTAAACCCAAACTTTTGACTAAGCTTGATCTAGATTTCTTTGAAAATATTTTATTGTTTAATGCTCTTACTGATCAAGAATATTTAAGTTCTATTATTGGACATATTGACGTCTCATTTTTCAATGATAAAAGCATTGGAAAAGTGATGGGACGTCTTAACGAATTCTTTAACGAACGAGGTTGTGTACCAACTCTTTCGGAACTCAAAGCTCGTCTTATTTCTGAAGAGGATAAAAAAGCTTTGTCAGAAATTAAACCAAAATTAGCTCAAATTGAAGGGCCCTTCAATAAGGATGAACTTATTGAAAATACTGAAAAGTTTTTAAAAGAACGATATGTATACAAAACAATTCTTAGCGTAGCAGAAAATTTTTCAAACCAATCAGTTAAAATCGAAGAAGTCTTAGCAGATTTCGAAAAAGCTTATAATATTTCTTTAAGAGAAAATTTAGGTCATTGGTATTTTGAAGATATTGATAAACACGTTAAAGACCTAACAACTACATATAATCCAATTCCAACAGGATGGAAATTCTTTGATGATAAGACAGAAGGAGGGCTGTTTCCAAAGACGCTTGTTGTATTTGCAGGTCAAGTAAATGTCGGAAAATCAATTGTACTTGGTAACATTGCAACAAATATGCTTCTTGCAAACAAAAACGTGCTTCTTATTTCATTAGAAATGTCGGAGTTTATGTACTCAAAGAGAATTAGTTCTCAATTGACTCAAATTCCTCACGGAGAACTCAAGACATATACTCAAGAACTTAAAGAGCAAGTAGCTCATATTAAAAATCAAATACAAGGAAATTTAATTGTTAAAGAATTTCCTCCAAAGTCTATAACAGTAAGACACATTGATTCTTATATTACAAAGCTTAGACATAAAGGGTTTGTTCCAGACATTGTAGTTATTGATTACGTTAATTTAATTCATCCTATTGCTAAGAATCTGAATTCATATGAATCAGTAAAAGAGATATGTGAACATCTACGAGGACTTGCATTTAAGTATGATATTCCAATTGTATCGGCAACTCAATTAAATCGAGGCAGTTTTAATACTGCATCTCCGGGCATGGAAGGTATCTCAGAATCCATAGGTTTAGCTGCAACGTGTGATGTGATTTGTTCGCTTTGGCAAGAAGAAGAGGACAGAGAATTAGGAGTCATTAATATGGGATTTCAAAAAAATCGGTTTGGTCCTAATTTTGGTTCAGCGGCATTTAAGTGCAACTATAATACGTTAACATTAAAAGAAACTAATTCTGATTATTTTGCTTCCGATTCAGTTGAAGACAGTATACAAAGTGCTGAACGAACCCTAAATAATTTAATAGATGAATAATCAAAATATATTTTGCGTACATCACGGAGATTTGGATGGTATTGTAAGCTATCTTGTGTTATGCTGGGTATATGGCAAAAAAATTCCAAATCTAGTTACAACCCCAATGAAGCTAGAGCAAGATTACGACAAGGTTATTTCTTCTGGCAAAACTTGGGATAAGATTTACTTTTTAGATCTGGATGTATCTAAGATTGGAGAAAAAATTGATAACAAAAATACTATTATTTTAGATCACCATAAGACTAATTTGTACTCTTTTAAAAACGCTGTTACAAGAATTTATAATGAAACAAGTTGCGCTAAGCTAATTTATGACACTTTTTTTAAAGCTACAAACAAAAGCATTACTGCAGCTCAAAAAACTCTCATTGCATTAGCAGATGATTGGGATTCTGCAACAAAAGCTACTCCTCTTTCTGAACAGTTGAATATTGTCTATCATTCAATGACAGATAAATTTAATTCTTTTGTAGAAGATTATTATAATGGTTTTGTTCCATTTGATAAATTTAAACAAAATACAATTACTCTTTATAAGAAGCATAGAGCTGAATATATTAATGGACTGAACCCATTTATAGGTAAAATTGAATTTGAAGGAAAAAAAGACGTTAAAGTTGGAGCGGTATTTTGTGACAAATTTGTTCAAGAATGTTGTGATTGGCTCTTAACTACTTGTGATGTTGCTATTGCTGTTCTTTTAAACCAAAAACGTATAGCTGTAAGAAGAAATTCAAATGTCACCGATATTGATGTGTCTAAATTTGTTCAACGTATTGCAGGAGGAGGAGGGCACGAAGCAGCTGCTGGTGGTAACTTGACTGAGGAGTTTATAGAATTCACAAAGATGTTGAAACCTTCAGAATAAACCCTAATTAAAATAAATGGCCCAAGATACATTCATGGATTTAGAAAACTCTAATGCAGCTCCTTTTAATCAAATTCATTCAAAAGAATTTATTGAAGGGGTATTAAAAGCTGGATCTTTTATATCAATGGTAGAGAATAAGAAAATTAACACAACTGCGCTGTTTTCTTTGCTTCTAGAAAATTCTCATTATCAGGAATTTTTTACAGAAATTACATCTTCTAATTCTTTTAAAGAAGCCTTAATGTCTCTGTTGTATTTAAATCCAAGTCTAGTAAAATCAAAAATTACAAAGTCAGTAGTAAGAAAATTGAATGGAAAACTTAAACCAAATTACGGATCTGGAAAAGCATTTATTCAACAAACACCTAGCGGTATCCAGAAGCGAAAAAAATAAACCGTTTAAGTTAAGAAGAGATTTTAGTAATATTTTAAATACATACAAACACAAATTCTTAAAAAAAATTTCTGTGCTCTTTATAAAACATCCGGAAATTAATCCAGATGTTTTTTTTAAAGCTCCATACAAACTATATCCAGATGTAGAATATTTTGGATTAGATTACTTCTCAACTATGAGAGCTATTAAATCTTATACTTTGTATAAGAAACAAATATTTCTTCAAGATCCGGATAGTCAGATTGATCAAGTAAAGGAATCATTGAAATTTATTGCAAATTTTTGTATAGAAAATAATTTATATTTTCATCAATATCCATATCATCGTTCATCTGATCTTTTTACTTGGATGCAACATTACAAACAAAATAAAATTAATGTGTATAGCGTAATGGAATTTACCAATATTTTTTCTTCTGTTAAGAGTTTGGCAGAAGATGTACAAAAATTCTTCGTGAGTGAGTTTGTAGAGCAATTTCAAAGCCTACATTTTATGTACAACAAATCTTCTCAATTAAAACCATACATTCAAAAAGCAGTACCTGTTCTTTCAAATTTTGTTGAAAAGCAGTTGATGTCCACCAAAAAGAACCTATAATAACAAATCTATGAGTATCAATACAAAATCCATGTTCGAAGCAATCAAACAGTCCCTTTCCTCTGGTAAAAATGAAGTAGGAGGTAACGGTCTATATAAAGAAATTCTAAAATTTACTACTGGTAATACTTACCAGGTCCGTCTTGTCCCTAATCCCAATTCTCCAAAGGAGACAATCTTCCATCACTACACTCACGGTTGGAACTCTAATGCGACTGGCAAGTACGTAACTGCGATGTGCCCAACTACGTTTGGAGACACATGTCCAATTGACGCTTATTACCTCAAAACTTACCGGAACGGTACAGACTCCGAAAAGGAATCTGCAAAGGTCCTTTCTCGTAAGGAAGGTTGGCTTGTAAATGTATATGTTATTTCCGATCCAACTAATCCTGAAAATGAGGGTAAGGTCAAAATTCTCCGCTACGGTCGGGAGCTTGCTAAGATTATAGAATCAGCTCTTGAAGGAGATGACTCAAAAGAGTTTGGAGTTGAAAGAGTATTTGACGTTCTAGGAGGAAGTACTCTCCGTATTAAATGTGAAAATCGTACTGAAAAGGGACGAGCTGCAAGCAAAATGGTCACTTATGCTTCTTCAAAGTTTCTTGGGACATCTGCGCTAGATCTTGATGAAGTTGATCTTCAAAAAATTTATGAATCCCTGCATGATCTCAAGGCCGTAAATAAACAAACTACCTCAGCTGAAATGCAAAGACTTCTTGACGAACATTTCTTCAATTTAACTACTGGTTCCGTTGTAGAAGAGGATGAAGAGGAACCAACTACGAAACAATTTCAGTCATTTACCTCAGATACCCCAACAAAATCTGTCAACAAACCTTCTGTATCTGATCTTAATGAAGAGACAGATGAATCTACAGACGAAGCTTTGAAGAAACTTCTTGCTGACCTCTAAGATTTAGATTATAATTGAATTACCTAAATATGGAATTACTTAAAAAAGCTAACGGTAACATTGCACGCACAGCAGAAGAAAAAGCTCAAATGATTGAGCAAGCTGCTGAGTATTATGGAAAATTTCTGACCTCCTTGGGGTTTGATTGGGCAGCCGATCCTCATTCAGCAAATACTCCTCGCAGAGTAGCTAAAGCTTGGGTGAACGATCTAATTTCTGGATCAATTAGTGCTGAACCAGAAGTTACGGCATTTCCTAACGACGAGGGATATACTGGTTTAATTTGTCAAACCCGTATTCCAGTATATAGCATGTGTGCTCATCACAATTTACAATTTCACGGTATGTGTCACGTGGCATATATCCCCGGTAAACAAACTACTGATATGGTTATTGGATTGAGTAAGCTCAATCGTATTGTAGATTTTTATTCCCGTCGTCCTAACATTCAAGAAAGTTTGACAAAACAGATTCACGACCATATTAATAGGTTGTGTGTAGGCAACAGAGGAACTGCTGTGGTGATTGAAAGTCAACACAATTGTGTAAAGTGCCGAGGAATTAGACATGACAGCATTATGAAGACTAGTCAGATGTCGGGATATTTTTATACAAATGAAATTGGAACGCGCCAAGAGTTCTTTAACTTAATTGATCAAAGTAGATTTAGTTCCTAATTTAGAATATGTTTCTAATGGTTAAAACTATTGTTGAAACACTTAAAAAATCCCTCAACTTAATTCGTAATATGTTTACCGAAGATAACTTAGCAGCAGCTAGCATTGCTCAAATATTTGGATCTGAGCTATTAAAAGTTCAGAATAGTGCTCAAACAGATTCCGGCCAGACTCCAAATATTGTTAACATGGATCCAAAAAGCTTTTTGGTTGGAAATACTCAACATCGCTCTAATCAAAAAATTGAAGAACAACGATTAATTAAGCTTTACAGCGAGAAGCTGAAGCTAGTCACCCATTACCTGACAATCAACATACTGCCTCTCTTCCTCAAGAATTACAACCAAATAAGGTAATCCTTGAAGGGGGCAGTATTCCATCAAGAGATCATATTGGCAATTCTTCTCAGTTTGTGTGGGAAAAAATTGCCAATAGCCTCGAAAGAATAGCAAACGCTGTTGATAAAGTTGACATTAAGCCCAAAAAGAAGACAATTAAACGTAAATTAAAAACCAGTAAAGTTGTGCTATTAAATGAATCTAACACTTAATAAAAACGAATTTGTTAATAATCTTCTTGGTCCAGTATCTAAACTTTCAGATAATCTTCTTTTAGATTTTCAGCCATCTGATTATAAATCAGGATGGGCTGCTAAGACTATTGTAAATTCGTCTGACAATTCAGTAATTCTTCTTGGAAATATTTCTTGCATTGTAACAGAACCGTTCCGGTGTGTTATTCCAGATTGTAAAACTTTTTTAAGATTATTTTCTGGAATTGATCAAGAACAAATTACTCTGAATATTGATTCAAATGTAATTAAATACAAAGACAAATCTTTTTCATTCAAATATCATTTGCTTGATGAAAGTTACATTGTAAATAAAAAATCTATTAGTGAAGAAAAATTAAATCAATTAACTTTTGATACTACATTTGTGATGACTAAACAAAAATTATCAGAAATTATTAAATTTAATTCAATTGTACCAGATGCAGAAAAAATTTACTTTGTATCAGAAGGAAGCAAAATCCTAGCAAAATTAGGAGATGAACAAAAAACTAATACGAACGAGATTGTAACAGAAATTTGTAAAGAATTTCAAGGAAGAGTGTTAGCAGATAAATTTCCAATCAATATTCAAAACATTCTTTTGTTTTCTTTTAGTACTGATGAAATTTTAATTAGTATAAATCATCAATTAAAAGTGTTCAAATTTTCTACTCCTAATTTAAGTTATATTGTTTCTGGACTTGTCAAGTAACAAAAGCTAAATACTTTTATGTCTAACAAAATAACAACTCTAGGATATACGTTAAAACGGCTTCGAGATTGTGGTTATATGGCAAATAAAGTTTTTGCTGAATATGGAGAAACCGATCCGAGATCGTGGACAATTATGATTGATCCTGGAGGTTCCTCTGTATTTTGTACGTGCTATATTAATGATCCATACATAGGAGAGACTTTTTTTGAATTATACGATGGTAATCAATTTATTCCTGGAAGATTAAAACTTAAAACCTCTTCTTTTGAAATTCTTATTGAGCATTTAGTAAAATACAATATTGTTGGAAACAAACCTTCTTTAAGAGAAGATACTTTGACAAACAATAATTAAGAGTTAATTACTTTTATGGCAAGGCCCAAAAAGAAAACTACTGATAATGAATCTCTTTCAGCCTCTGAAACAAAGTTACCAAAAGCTGAACAAATAAATATTGATAGATTGTTTGCTCAAGCTTTACTGCGGTATAAAGATGAAATAATTGCTGACAAAAAATTAAAGATAAAGGAAATATCTCACTTGTCTTTAATGGCAGAAGAATATTTGAGTTGTTTTGCTTTAATTGGATATTCCTTACAAAACGAGCAAGTAGTTGTATTTAATATGCCAACTCCTAAAGACGAGGCAGCTCTTGTTGATTTGCTGAGGTCTACGTTTTTAAACGTAGCTAGCGATCGCTCTTAATTACGTTAATGTCAGAACATAATTCAGAAGACATCAAATTAAACAAAGGTCGTCCAAAGGGTTCTAAAAATAAACCAAAACGAGGCAGGCCCAAAGGAGCAAAAAAGCCTAAAAAAGAATTAAGGCCCGCTAAACTTTCTCCTTTTCTTTATACAGCCAACGAAGAAGATGTTCTTAATTCTTTACTAGACGAGTCTAAACTTACTGATATTGGGTACAATACCAATACAGACAAGATTATTAATCAGGAACCAATTAATGTTTCCTACTATTATAGAGGATCTAAGCACGTTCCTGTTGCTGGAGCTCAATATGAGTTTACAGCTGACATGGTCAACGAACTCAGAAAATGTAAAGAAGATATTATATATTTTGCAGAAAATTTCTTCTACATTGTAGCTCTTGATAGAGGTAAGGAAAAAATCAAATTGTACGAAGCTCAGAGGAGAATACTTACATCATTAGTAAACAACAGGTTTGTGTGTTTGCTTAGCTGTAGACAAGCAGGAAAAAGTACTCTTCTTACAATATTTGCTCTATGGATGGTTTGTTTTAATGAAGATCAATCAGCAGCAATTGTAGCAAATAAAGAATCAACAGCAATCAGCATATTTAAAAGAGTTCGCATGGCATACGAACAACTTCCAAATTACATTAAGCCCGGAGTAAAAGATTATGGTAAAACAGGAATGACTCTTGGTAATGATTCCAGTATTATTGTATCAACAACTACAGCTACATCAATTAGAGGAACAAGTCTGTCAGTATTAGCAATTGATGAGACAGCATTTATAGAACCGCATATTTTGTCAGAGTTTTGGTCGTCTGTTATTCCTACAGTTTCTTCTGGTAAAAAATCTAAAATATTGTTAGTAAGTACTCCAAACGGTACTGGAAACAGATTTTATGAAATATACTCTGGTGCAGAAAGTGGAGAATTAAAACAATGGAAATCTGAACGAATTGATTGGTGGGACATTCCAGAAAGAGATGAAGATTGGAAGAAAACTCAAATTGAACTTTTAGGTTCAGAAGAAAAATTTCAACAAGAGTACGGTAATGCTTTTTTAGATGATGCAGCTAGTGCAGTAGGAGCATCTGTTATAGAACGGTTTAAGTCTCAAAAAAAGAATCCAATATGGACAGCAGATGACGGAGAATATATTGTGTTTGAATATCCTGACCCAAACTGTTTGTATGTTGTTGGGGTGGATGTTGGAGAAGGTATTGGTAGAGCTCCCTCTGTTGCTCAAATATTAGACGTAACGGATTTACAGAACATTAAACAAGTTGCTATATTTGCCTCTTCTAAAATTGAACCGTATCATTTTGCAAATAAACTTTCAATTATAGGTCAGTCCTGGGGACTCTCTCCAATATTAATTGAAAGAAATAATTGTGGAGCTCAGGTTATTGATGCTTTACATCACAATTACAAATACGAAAAAATTGTTTGTTATGCAAAAATTTCAGAACAAGACAAATACAACAAAACAAGAAATATGGGAGTGCTTTCTCATACAAATATTCGTTTTGATGGTATACAAAACATGCGCTATTGGGTGAATCATCTTCAGCATGTTCATATTAATGATCCTTCAACTATTTCAGAATTTGAAACATTTGTGAGATTCCCTAATGGCACTTATAGAAAGAAAAGTGATAATTTCTTTGATGATAGAATTATGGCTCTGGTATGGGCCTTGTTTGTTTTAGAAAGTGAATTATGTCAGCAATATTTTGAAATTGTAGATTTTGATATGCAACATAAACCGATGCTAATTAAAAATAACGGATTTTGGGAAAAGTTAGACGAATTCTATGAACTTAAAGAACTGACTAAGTTTGCAACAATTGTTCCAAGAATTCCTAATCCTGATAATGATCCTGTATATCCTTCCTTGGGAATCACTAACAAAGACCTAGATCTAGCAGATAAGTATGAGGCAGACTTAGACGAACTACTGGCAATGGGATACAACTTTCTTTAATATGACTGACGCTGACTGCTCAAATCCTCAACTTCAATCTCCTTTAAACAGATCTTCTAAAGATAAATTTATTATGGTGCTTGAATTGCCTCATGTGCTAAGAAAGAATTTTGATCCTTTAGTATCCATTACTCCTTTGCAAATAAGCATTCACGGAACAGTTGTTCCGGATATATCTGTGCCAGAAATAGATGTTAGATATGCTGGCCAAAATTTACATCTTTCTACTTACGCCAGACCAAGTTATCCTCCTTTATCTATAAGTTTTATAGTAGACAATGACTATAAAAATTATTATATGTTATGGAAATGGTTAGATTCAATGAATCTAGCTGTAAATGATTATTATGGAGGAACTCCCACTATAAACAATAGAGATAGATTGTTAATAGGAGATCAGTTTGAATACCAAACTACATTTAGCGTTCTTGCATTAAACGAGTACAATGAACCATCTTTGCAATTTAAATACAGTAAAGCATTCATATCAAAATTAGGAGGCATAAGTTACTCTTATAAAGACGGCACTTTAATAGAAGCTTCTGCAGATTTTCATTTTAGTCAGATGGAAATACTAAAATTATAATTTGTAGTAAAGCTGTACAAAAAAAATAACGCCAAAATAGATAAATAAACTATATGGCAAGAAATAATAACTCTCCTGGGGTTCAAATTACGGAAAAGGACCTTTCTCTTAGACTTCAAACCACTGCAGGAACTCAGGTATTTGTTCCTGGATTTGCTCCTCAAGGACCGGTTTCAGAACCTTTAATGATTAGTACAGTAAGCGAACTTGAACAAATTTATGGTGTACCAACAACTGCTGCTGAACGCTATTTTTATTATTCTTGTAGAGAAGTTTTAAATTCTCCCTCTGTATTAAATGCAATTCGTCTTCCTTATGGAAGCGATAACGGATCAGCTTACGCTAATTCTTATAGTGGTTTGTTTTATCCGGCAATTAGTGCTGCAGATGGCTGGCAAATTGGAGCACCCACATATATGCCACTATCAGAAACTCAGTATGCAAAGATTGTGCAAGGAGATTTTGATTGGACTAGTCCAACCTCCCTTAATGTAGTAACCCCTTATACTTCATACACATCAGCCCCTTCTTGTAACATATTCTATGGCTACATCAGCTACTGGTTTAGCTTTTGCTCTTGCAAATGATACTGATGGTCAAAACATTAATATTTCTACAGTAACTTCTTATAATGCATCTACTTCTTCCGTTGATGTGAGTGCTGTATTTACTTTTCAAGTACTAACATCTTCTACAAGCTACTATACAAATACTGTTGTATCATACAGTTTGTCTAGCATTGGAGCTGGGATTGTTATTCTTAATGAACTTCAGACAGTTATTAATGAAATTTCTGAAGGATATTATGTGGGTCTTGCAGACAACACGTCCGCTAGACCAGAGGCCTCTGGTTTTGATGCAACTACATCAATGGCTACTTTAACTTCTAACAATAAAGTACTATCTGGGGCATTTACTTCTTTGCAAACAAACAGATTAGATTTTACTTTATCTGCAGCAAAAATAAATTCTGATAGAGGAAATACATCAATTTCAGAATCTTTAGAAAAAGTTGGTTTCATTGATTTTAATTTATCTGCTTATCAAGATTATTTGTCTTTTGGAGTATTTAAAATTCGTAAATCTACAGCTGATGCTTCTAAGCTTACTGTAGCCAGTAATGAAAAATATATTGGATCTTTAAATTCCAACAGAAAACAAGTTAGCCCAACAGGAGGAGTTCTTTCAAATGCCTTTATTGAAGATGTTGTAAATAATGCTTCATCTACAGTTAAAATGCTTATCAATCCAGCTATTTCTAGAAATTATAAATGGACGGAAAATTCTTCTCTTCCTGTAAAACGTGTAACAATAAGAGAAGAAGCAAAAAGCCTATATCCTGTTGGAGTATTTGTTCCAGATACTCGGGCAATTGAATCGACAAAAGTTATCGGAAGCGTTCCTCAAAAGCTAGACAAAGCTCTTCGTTCAATTGAAAATACAGAAAATACAATTGTAGATGTACTGGTTGATGCTGGTCTTTCTACTATTTATTCTGTTACAGAATTTGCTCAAACTAGTGCATTTGATGATGAATATGCTATTCCTGCTGTATCAAACGTTAGAGAAAAATGGGCAAGTGTCGTTGATATCTTGATAAATTTCTCACAAAACACCCGTAAAGATTGTTTTACTATTATTGATCCTCCTCGTTCGGTATTTGTTCTAGGAAAAGACACAAAAGTATCAAGTGCTCCAAATAAGACATTTTCCTCCGATATTTACAATCCATTGAAGAGTTGTACGAGTTCCCTAGACTCAAACTATGCAGCAATTTATGCTAACTGGGTTAAAAATATAGATTTATTTACAGGTAAACGAGTGTGGCTTCCTTTTTCAGGATATGCTGCAGCGGTATTTGGTCGTAACGATGCGGCTGCTAATGCTTGGTCTACTCCAGCAGGCCTCACTAGAGGAACATTTGGAAACGCTGTAGACATTGCCTTCAATCCAAATCAAAAGCAACGAGACAGACTATACGAAATTGCTGTCAATCCTGTAGTGTTTTTTAACGGAGATGGGTACGCTATTTTTGGTCAAAAGACAATTCAAACAAAGCCTACTTCATTTGATCGTATTAATGTGCGTCGCTTGTTTTTGTCTCTAGAAAGATCGGTTCAACGCACTGTTAAATACTTTGTATTTGAACCCAACACTACATTTACTCGTAAGAGACTGGTAGATACAATTGCTCCCGCATTTAACTATGCTAAAAATACTCAAGGTCTTTATGATTACTTGATTGTGGCAGATGAAAGAAATAATACTCCGGATACTATTGATAACAATGAGCTAATTGTTGATATCTACCTCAAGCCTGTGCGCACAGCAGAGTTTATCTTAGTAAACTTTATTGCAACACGGACTAGCCAAAATTTCCAAGAGCTTATCTAACACTTTAGTTAAATATTATTATGAGCACAATACAAAATTTTTATAATACAGCTACACAAAGAGACTTTGCTAGAATTTTTCAATTCCAATTGAGACAATTCGGAAATGTAAATTTCAGCGAAACTCATCTAGTATACGTTGAAACAGCAGTTCTTCCAGGAAGAACCATTAACAACATTCCTGTTCCATATATGGGACTATCTTTTAATGTTCCTGGAACCGTTTCCTATCCCGGATCTGCTGGATACGCTGTGACATTCCGTTGTGATCAAGAGTACAATCTCAGAGAAGCATTAGAAGCAGCTACATTTAGTACATTTGATGAAGCAGATTCAACTGGGGATTTTAATATTCCTAGCACTAATTCAACTCTTACAATGGAATTGCTAGACAAAAACAGAGACGTTGTTCGCTCTTATACTTTGTATGGTGTGTATGTTCAAGCTCTTGCTGATGCAGCTTATGATATCAAAGATACTGGAACCGTACAAACAATTCAAGCTACTCTAGCATATCAATTCTGGAGAGCTAATTCTGGAGGAGATCCAACTAGACAAGTTATTCAAGGAGATCCCCAAAGCTGGGGAGCTATTAGTCAATAGTTGACTAATTTTAAAAATATAGGATAAATGGTAGATGAGCTTTTTAAAAGCAATCTACCTACCTGTTAAAGTTAATTCTGTAGAAGAATATTTTGCTCTACCAAAGCAAGATAGAGAAGTACACGGTTTTTATAGAATTCCGTATGCTCTTCCCTGGGAACGGTTTCAATCAACTGAAACTGGATGGGACGCTTTTTATAAAAAAATTAAAAAAGAGTATCCTGTTCAATATTTTTTTAGACACTGGCTTCCTAGCTTAGATAATCCCATCGTTTCAATTTTTAAACGCTACGTTAGTTGGCCTTTAAATGATCTAAAATACAATATTATTCGATGGATTAAGCCAGTACATCCTCGATGGCGAAAATCTTTGCCTCGGCACAAATATGCAGATATATCTCATTTAATAGTTGAGTCTAATTTTGCTCTTATATGCGATTTCTATCACGAAGAAGTCGTATCTGGCTGGGTAGATTGGGAATCCGATGAGCCCCACAAAACGTTTTACAACAAACTTGTTGAGTATGTAAATTGGATTGAAAAAGAAAGATCTAAAATAGAAGACAGTTACTGGGAAGCAATGGATATCTCAGGTAAAAACGTAGAACCTACCTCATATTCAATAAAATACGCAGAACCTAATAAAATTGAAACCCTTAGATTAAGCAAGGAAACAGAAATTTTAACATGGTTTATCAACAATAGAGGGTTTTTTTGGAGTTAATATGAATGTAAAACTAATATCGGTAAGCAAGCCAGCAATTAGAGAGCTTAATACTGCAGAGGAATTATTGTCTTTTTGTGCAAGAGTAAGCAATCCTACAAATCAATTAAATACTGAAACTGCACCAAAATTGCTAAAATATTGTATTGATCATCAGCACTGGTCTATTTTTGAACATGCTTCAATGACAGTTGAAATAACAACTTCTAGAGCAATTGCAGCTCAAATATTGAGACACAGAACTTTTACTTTTCAAGAATTTTCACAAAGATATTCTGCAGCTCAACAAATTGAACCGTATGAGCTCCGGAGACAAGCAAAGACAAACAGACAAAGCAGCAGCGACGTAATATGGGAAAATGAAAATGGAGTATTTGACATTGCTGCAAATGCCATTAATGTAGCTCAACAAGCATACAACCAGCTCTTAGATCTAGGAGTTGCTAAGGAATGTGCGCGCATGATTCTTCCTCTAACTACTCAGACTACTATGTATATGACAGGTAGCTGTAGATCATTTATTCATTACATAGAATTGCGGACCAAACCAGACACACAAAAAGAACATACAATTATAGCTTTAGAAATTAAAGACGTATTTGCTAAAGAATTTCCAGCAACTGCACAAGCTCTTGGATGGTCTCAAATTTGAGTTGATTTAAGTTTAATTTATCAGAGAATTTAAATATGAAACAAGTAATCAAACCCTATCAACCAGAAGAAGCAGTGTATTACTCAGATTTTACAGGAAAGTGCTTTGGAAAATTTCCTCCAAGCGTACTTCTTTCTTTTCATTTTGACTATGGATCAACATATGATGGAGCATGCTTAGATTTTGATCTTTCTGATGAAGAAGCAAAATCCGTATTAGAATTTATTAAATCTAAATTATCAAAAGACTTTAAAGAAAATCTCAAAAAGAAAATAGAAAAACAAAATGTAAATTTTACTGAGGCAGCAGATGCTAAAGATTATACTGAAAGTGAAAGTTCTAGTAGCTTGTGTGCTTTATATAACATTTTACTAAATTAATAAAATGGGAATGTTTGACAACGTTATCTGCAAAAAAGAGCTTCCTTTAACTGAGGAATTGCTTAAATTAAATATTGACTGGACGGATCGAGACTTTCAAACAAAAGATTTAGACTGCTCTTTGGCTTGTTACTATATAAATGAAAATGACACTTTAGAAGAGGAAGTAGTAGAAAGAGATTATGTTCTGTATACCGAAGAAGAACGTAAGTCTGAAAACATAAAACCTTGGAACATATATAAAAATGTTATAGAAAAAAATAGATACATGAAGCCAGTATCTCATCACGGAGTTATTAATTTCTATGACTCAATTTCAATCAACACAGAACAAGATTTGTGGATAGAATTCAAAGCATATTTCATCTATGGTAAATTAGATAAAATTGAGCTATTAAACTCTGAAATAAAAGAATCTCATTCTAATTCTTATTTACAATGGCAGAAAAAACGAGAACGAGAAGAAAAACGTCCGCTAAATAGACTCAGGAATATTTTAAGATATGTTGGTTGGAGAAAGTTTTGGAACAACATAGCCAAAAGTTGTTACTCAGCTCAACAGATTTTAAGTAAACTGCAAACTTTTTGCTATAAAATACAATGATAAAAAAATTACAACAATCAGAAGAAACTTATATTCAGTTTACTCCTGAAGAGCTTAATGAACTCAATATAGAACCTGGAGATAAATTTTCTTGCAAAGTTGAAGGAGAATCTATTGTACTAACAAAGTATGCTAAATTAGAACTTGATTTAGAAGACTGGTCTCGCGAAGCATTAATACATCTAATTAAAGAATCAGTCGAGAAAGATATTTCTGTTAATGAAGTAATTGAACAAATATTAAAAAGTCATTTAAATCAATCTGATTCTCATACTAATGGATAACTCCT